GAGCCGAGCGCCGAGCTATCGAAGCCGTCCAGCCCGAAGGTGTCGGCCGTCAGCACCGTGATCGCGCCCTGGTGGCCGTTGATCGAGGTTGCCAGGATTTGCTCGGCCGTGCCGCCGGTCGAGTATGCCGTGAAGCCGGTGCTGTCGGTGCTGTTCAGGGAGAACGTGTCGCTGGTTAGCACCATGATCGTGTAGGTGTCGTTGTTCAGCTCGGTCATCCCCGAGACGCCGGTGATCTCGATGGTGTCACCGGTCGAGAACCCATGCCCTGCCGCTGTGATAACGCAGGGGTTTGCCTGGGTCGCGTTGGTGATCGAGGCGGTGACACCGCTTGGCACGCCCATGCCCTCCACCCCGTCGATCCGCACGCGGTCGCCGGTCGAGTAGCCGTGGCCGGTGGCTGTCACCACGGCTGGATTGGCGTTCGAGATGCCGCTGATCGTCGCGCTCGATCCGGTCTGGAAAAGCGTCGTCTCGTCGCCGTCGGTAAGGTTGCCGGTGGTGCCGCCGTTGGGGCCTGTGACGGTTGCGCCGCCCAGGCTGATCTCCGAGATCGGGCCGCGCTGGAGCGCGCGATACCGCCAGCCCTCGCGGCGCTTGGCCCCGCCCTGCGGCAGCGGCACGGCGTTCTCGATGATCCTGGCCGAGTTGTAGAAGAACGACACGTCCTCGCGGCTCCAGAGGAGCGGGTCCAACTCCCCGGCCGAAAGGCTGGTCTGAATGTGTCGGCTCGTCGGCATTACCGATACCCTCCAAAACGCGCACCCCAGATCGGATCGTGATCGTCCAGGAGCGAGCGGGTCGGATCACCGGTGGCGTCGGCCTCGGTCGCGGTGCGAAGCAAGCCGCCCCGCCCGAACTCGCTCGGGTTGCCATAGGCGATCTGCCGGTGGAGCTGTTCCTTGCTCGCGTTCTCGGTGACGGGCAGCGCCAGTGTCGCGGCAATGGCCTCGATTGCGAGCGTGTGGAAGTAGCCAGGCCATTGGCTTTCCGGCACGCGCCAGATGTATTCGATCACCACCTGGTCATAGTCCGCGAACAGCCAGCGCTCCTGTATCTCGTAAAGGAACACTTGCGGCGCGCGGGTTTGCGTCGAGTTGAACACGGACAGAGGCTTGCCCACGCGATCCGTGCGCAGGGTCGGCAGAAGGAAGGCGCGCTTCCACTCGTTCAGCGGCAAGCCCGCCGCGTCCTCGGCCAGCACCTTGCGCCGCGTGGCAAAGCTCCAGTCGTAGGAACTCAAGAGCTGGAGGATCGTCGGCTCATAGAGCTGGTTGACCTTTTCGGCCGTGTCGCTGTCCTCCTCAAACGAAGAAATCGCCGGTTCGCCCAGGCGAGCCAGCGCTTGCGATGCCACATCCACTCTGCTGTCCGTCATGTCAGCCCCCTAAGAAAAAAGGGCCAGGGCCATGACAGCCCCGGCCCGTCCCTCGCATCCACACCCCAGCGGATTAGGCGAAGGTGTCGATTGCCGCGATGGTCACGACACCGGCGCTAATTGCCGACACATGAGCGTCGAAATCGGCGTCCGAGGCGTGGATCACGATGCGGTCGCCAACGCTCAGAATGTCGGCTGCGGTGTTGAAGTATCCCGCGCCCTTGACGGCCGCTTTCGCGTCGGTCCCGGCGTTGTAGCTGAAAATCTTGATGCCACCGCCGGAGCCACTGTGGTTCTCCAGTCCTTGCAGGTTGAAAGCCATGTTGCTTCTCCAGGTAAAGTTTCAGGAGGGGGCGAACGCTAGGCCCGCCCCCTGGTGGCGCTTATGCGCCGTCCTCGTCGCAGGTGATCTCGACCACGCCACCGGCGTCGATCTCGATGGAACCGGCCGAGAACAGCATGTTTGCGAGCCAGCTCGTCTTGGTCGGGATGTAGTTGACCTCCATCCGCTGATCCATGCCGATTGCGTGCCCGATTGCCGACTTCGCATAGGCGAAGGTGGTGCGGTCGCCGCCGGTCAGGTCAAGCCCGCCTTCGGCGCGGGACGCGATCCACTTGAACGACATGCCGAGGAACTGCGAGATATCGCCGTTGACCAGGGCGCGCACCGTGTTGAAGTCCGCGCTGGTGGCCTCGGTTTCGCCCAGAAGGCCCTCACGCCCAGCGTAGGAGCCGACATAGGTGATATCCTCGTCCTCGCCCACACCGTTGTCGCCCAGGAGGCGCGATGCACGGCGCAGCTTGTCCACGTTGAGGTTCGTGTTGGCCCCACCGATGGAGCTTGCCACGGTCAGCGTGGTGGAGGTGGCTTCGAGCGCGTCGATGACAAGCTGATCCTCGCGGCGCGAGATCGCCTTGGCGATGGAACCGGCCAGCTCCTCGCGCTCGGAGATGTTGGTTTTCGCATCATCGAACACGTCGGTGTATTCGGCGGCGTTCCAATCTTCGAGCGTTGCGGTCGCATTGGTGTGCGCCAGGTTCATTGGCACAACGTCGGTCTGCTTGATCCGGCGGGTTGCCAGGCCAGCGGCCAGCTTCGGGAAGCGGTGGGTCGAGCCCACAACGCCGGTTTTGATCCGCACGGTATCGCGCAGCTTGCCCATATCCTGATAGGCGTGCTTCACATCAGCGTCGAAGCTGGCGATTGCTGCGGTGGAGAGAGAGGTGGACATTGCGTCACTCCTTCAAGGTTTCAATCGGGGGAGATCGAGGGCCTTGAGGGTCGCGGGCCTGTCGCCTAAGCCGGGTGCCGTTCCTCGCGGGTCTGCATCTTGTGCGCCAATATGCCACCAGCCGCGCGATCTGGCAAGCGGGCATAAAAAAACGCCCCGGCGGGAGGAAATTGCCGGGGCGTTCCAACAGGGAGGTTTCATACAGGCTTGCGCCCGTATCGCACCTATAGCACGCCGGAGCGGATCGAGCCAGTCGGTTGCGGCGAGTTGCCAAACGCCTTTTGCATCAGGCGTTGCGCCTCTGCCATTGCCGCGTCCTTCTCCGCGCCGGGCTTCATCTTGCTGGCCTGAGCGTGACGGGAATAGGCTTCCTGCGGCGTAACCGATCCATCCGCGCCGTCGGCCATCGGGATCGGCTTCTCGCCCAGCTCGCCGGTCAAGATGCGGTGGAAGATGCGCGCCGCCCGGCCGGTGCCGACCATTTGCGAGAACTCGGCAATATCCTGCTCGTCCTTGAGAACGCCGCGCTGGGCCAGCTTCTCGGCATAGGTGCCGATGGTGTTGACGATGGTGCTGGCCTCCTTCTGGCCGACCTCTTGCACCAGGCTCGCCATCTCCTGCTCGCCGCTGATCTGCGCCGCTTCCTCGTTCGACACGCCGATTGGCATACCGTTCTCCGCGATGCCGGACAGGCCCTCGCGCATGAGCTGGGTGAACGCCTTGTCGGGGATGCCGAGCTTGTGCGCTGCCTTGCGGAACGCATCGACATAGGGCTTCGAGGCTTCGCTGTTCAGCTCCTCCGCGATCTTGTCGTCGTCTCCCTCGGGATCGAACTTGTAGCCGTCAGGGTTTTCGGGCACCGCGCCTTCCAGCTTGCCCTCGCCTTTGCCCTTCTGGGACAGCTCGCGCCGCGCGCCCTGGTAAGCCTTGTTCAGCTTCGCCAGGGTATCCTCGGCCGACGTGCCCAAGAGATGATCCGGCAGGTCCAGGCCATCAGGAAGTTTCCAGGCGTCACCGTCTCCCTCGCCCTCCTCGGCCTTGCCCTTGGCGGCGAAGTCCAGGATCGAGGAGCCCTGGGAACCGCTGCCTCCTTCGCCTTCTCCACCTTCGCCGCCAGTGCCTTCGCCCGAACCTCCCGAGCCTTCATCGGCCGGGCTCCAAACGGGGGCGTGATATTGCCAGAATTTCCACATGCACGTCGTCTCCTTGTTTCGCTGGGGTGTGGGTTTTTAGATCAGCCCGCGAGGAGCTGGTTCACCTGGTCGTTGATCTCGGCCTTCGCCTTGCGCAGCCGAGTAACAGCGGGCCATTCGGCCGTGCGGTTGCCGTCCTCGTCAGCGACGTGCGCCTGGAGATCGAACTCCTTGATTGCCGCGTCCATCTCCTCGTTCAGCCGCGTGATCGCCCGCTCGATCCGGCGGCGCGAGCCCCGGTTCACCTTGGAGCGGGTCAGCTCGCCATCGACCGGAGCGGGCAGCGCCGCCTTGGCCTCTGCGATCTTGGCCTCCAGGTCGGCCACCGTCTCGTTGCTGTCCAGCTCGATCCCGAGGCCCTTGGCCTCCTCGATCAGATCATCCTTCTTTGCCATTGCCTTCTCCTTCATGCGCCAGGGCGATGTTGTGAACGATATCGAACACGACTTGCGCCATGCCCTCACGGTAGAACGCCGCGTCCGGTCCCTGGCCTGGGATGCAGCGTGTTACGTTGACGTAGCGGTTATACATATCCGCCAGCACCTCGCGCCCGGCAGGCGTCGAGAACACCACCGCGTAAAGCTCGGGATCGACCCCTTGCCGGATCGGTGCCTGGTCCTCTGTGCGCCGCATGAGATCGCGCCAGGCTTCGCTGTCGCCGTTCTGGAACAGGGCGTCGAGCCCGGTGTCACCGTCTGCCATTGCGTTGCGCCTCCTGCGCTTCCTGTTGCTCGACGGCCTGCGCTGCCACGTTGGGATCGGCACCCTGGGCCGCTGCCCCTTGCGCCGCCGCCGCCTTTTTCAGCTCGGCCTTCTGTTCCTTGGTGGTGCGCAGGTCCATCGGCACGTTCATCAGATCGCCCAGGCGCGGCGTGACTTTCTCCAGGTCCACCTCGAACGCCATGAGCTGATCGCCGCCAATAGCTTTCAGCATCTCCATGAACCGCACGATGTTCTCGACCTCCTGCATGGCCTCGCCCCGCGCCAGCGGGCTTGTCATGCGCACCTCGATCAAGAACTGGTCGATCTTGAGCCCCTGGGTCGGCAGGATTTGCTTCGCCTCCAGGATATCAACCACGCGCTGCACCGACGGGATCACGAACTCGGCATAGAGACGGCCGAGGCCACCGGCCTGGTCTGCCACCAGCTCGCGGGCACGCTGCACGAACTCGGTCGCCGTGCGGATCGGGCCAGCCTCGGGCGGCAGGCTGTTGTCACCGATCACCTTGCGAATGTTCATGTGGAGCGTGTCCAGCACCAGCTCGCCAAAGTCGATGCGCTGGGGATTGTCGAGGCGCTGGAGGCTCGGCCCGTCCGGCCCGCCGTTGCGGCGCACCTTGATGATCGAATAGGGCTTGATCGAGATCGGCCCGTTCACCGCCCCGTCGGTCGCGGTGTAGACGCCAGCGACGGCCACGGCCACGGCGCGAAGGGTCAGCTCCACGATCTTGTTGGCGGTGCGGATATCGGGCAGGGCGAACAGCACTGGCCCACGGCCACGGTTCTCGCCGGGCAGCTTGGAATAGCGCGGCGTCACGAAAGGCGACGTGCGGCTCTGGCGCTCGACCAGGCGGGACTTGTCTGCCCCCTTCTGCCAGAATACCTCGTAGCGGAACGGCGCTTCCTTCTCGGCATAGTCGCGGTAGACCACCGAGGCGAGCTTGACCATCGGAGGCGTCGGCTTCTCGGCCTCCTCTTTCAGCTTCTCCGGTAGCGTGGCGTCGGGCCATTCCGTCGTGATCGCATCGGCGCGCAGCTCGTGCCAGAAGAACCAGCGATCCAGCCGCCCGTTCGGCCCCTCGTAGGCGTAGAAGTGCGACATGGGCATGGCCTGGAACACCACCGGCTCGCCCAGAAAGTCGTCGTTCGGCGTGATCTTCATCCCGCCCTGGCCGTAATGCCAGTCGATGTAGGTTTCATTGGAGGCAGTTGGGAAGCCTGGCCCGTTGAACACGGCCTGCACGATCTTGGTGATCGCCTCCAGCTCGGCCTTGCTTTCGTCCTTCGGCTTGCCCACGGCCTCCTGGAACGTCTCGTCGGGCATTTGCTCGGCCGCTGGCCCCAGGCCGATCTCAAACCAGTCCTGAAACTGCGGCGTGAAGTCGGAGGAAAGCCGATTGGCCGCGCGGATCACCGACACCTGGGGTGTGCTGTCCCAGTTGTAAGCCGCCTTCTGCTGGCCCTCCTTCCGCTTCACGAAGTTTTCGCGGTCGGGGAACGTCAGCTCCATCGCCTCCTTGTAGATATCGTCGGAGGCTTCCTTGTCGCTCTTGGCCTTGGCTATCGCCTTCCAAGCCTTTTCAACGTCCCATTGTGCCACGATCAGCCCCCAAGCGTATCTTTGAGGCGCTGTGACAGGTTGCCGATCAGCATGTCCCGCCCTCGCGTGTTTCCACCAGCACCGCCGCCGCGCTCACCGCGCTGCTGCGCCCGGTTCGCTTCCTCGTTCGACGTTTGCCGCTCACGCCGCGCCTGCGCCGCCTGCTTTTTCGCTTCTGCCTGCGCGCCGTTGTCGCCGCCTCCGAAAATTCCGCCCATCATCGCCTCCATAGGTATAAGCTCAAGTCCCGCCCGGTCGGGGAAAACCCTGTCGCTGGCCCGCAATCTAGCCGAAAACCGAACCATTCGGCAAATCTAATCGCTCTTTCGTCCTCCGAGGCCACCCAGGCGCGCAGCTCGTCATACACCGCGCCGCTGTCTCGGAAGATCGTGTAGAGCCGGAACAGCGGGCGAAGCTCGGCAGAGGATCGGATTGCAGCGCCGGGATACGATACGAACCAGCCGCGCCGGTTTACGTCCGGCATGATCGCCATGCTGGCAACGAACTCGCCGTGATCGTTCTCCAGGGTCCAGGCCCATTTAGCCGTCGTCGCCACCATCTCGGGCAAATACGGTTGAGCCAACGCTTCCGCTTGTTCCTCGGGCCTTAGCCTCTGCAACATCTCGCTCAACGTCCTGTTGCCGGTGATCCCCGGATGGAGCATTGCCATAGCCTTCATCTCCCTTTGTGCGTCCGGCCCAATCGGCTTTCGCCACGGTGCGCGCCGCCAGTCTGCGGTTGCCGCCCTCCTGGTCGCTCGATCCCTGGAGGTGGTGCGGTTTCAGGTCCAGGTGGAACTCCTGGCAGTCGATCCGATGCCAGATGCCCTCACGGATCGGCAGCTCGCCCACCACGGCGCGGATGAACGTCGAGCGGCGCATGTGGATGCGGCCCTTGCTGTCGGTCCTGACCACGCTGGAGCGCGGCCACACGTCGTCGTCATGCACCATGAAGCTCGGCAGCATCGCCACGTTGCCCTTGCAGGCACGCATCAGCGACGGGATGGAAAGATCGAGATCGGGATCGGTCATTTTATCACCTCGACGCTTTGCGTTGCCGTTACCCGGAAGCCGTCTATCATGCTCCCCTCTTGCCGCACCTTCATTTTACCAATGCGCAACACCGGCTTTCCATCGAGGCATATTTCCTCGCAATGTGGGTAGACGTTTTTTGTCAAACGTCCCTCCCGTGCAAGCTGCAAAATCTGAGCCTCGGTCATGTCAGCCCCCATGATTTTAGGATTGCCTCGGCCTCGGTAACGGATCGCACCACGGCATAGCTCGCACCGGCCCGCACCAGGTCGCGCTGGATATCTTTCTGCGCATCGCTCTGCCTGCTGTCGGCCTTGACCTCCAGGAAGTATGCGCGGCCCCGCCAGATGATCTCGATATCCGGCCAGCCTGGTTTCGTGCCCAGCTTGCGCGCCTTCGCTATCTGCCTCGCGGCCTCGGCCCCGGCCATGTCCAGCTCGTTCGGGCTGTGGTGATAGATCGCATCGACTGGCAACGCGAGATCGAGGAGATCGAGGATCGCCTTGTGGATCGGCCCCTCGCGGTCCTGGCGTGGCGCGCTGTGGTCGCCGTCGGCCTTGTAGAACGCCTGGAGCTGGGCGGCTGTCATTCGGTTATTCATTCGACACCGCCAGTCTCAAAGCTCGATGCGTGCGCCGCCTCTGGTTCTCCAGGTGCGTCACCAGCTCCAGGTGGTTCGGATTGCAGCACAAGCGGTTTTCGCAGAGGTGATCCACCTGTTTCTTGCCTGGAATGTAGCCGTGGAAGTGCGCGTATGCGACCAGGTGAACCGCGACCGTCTGCCCATCCAGGCACATGCGGCCATATCCGCCGCCGCGCCCGTTTCCCGAGGTTGGCCCCTGCCACTCCCAGCACCCGGTTTCTTCGTTGATCTCGACGCGCGCCATGATCTTGCCGATCACCTTCTCGCGCCTGCCTTGGTCCCTGGTCATAGCCGATACCCCAACTCCCTGCGGCGATAGCTTGCCAAGTTCTTGATCTGGATCGCCATCGTCCGAGCCTCGCCGCCCTCGCGCTCCAGGATCGCAACGTGTCGGCCGTAGTGCTTGGCCGCGTGGTTCACGTCGCCCACCGTCAGGCTGTCGCGCAGCGCCTGCTTGATCTGGTGGACCGTCACGCCCCGGCCGTCGTGTCGATCTGGGCACGTCGGGCAGGTTTCGGGATAGCCCTGGCCGCACCCCTCGCAGATGAACATGGCCTCCCTCATGCCGACACCGCCGCGAAGCAATGCACCGCCACCCCGAGGAGCCCGGTGAAGTAATCCGCCGCCTCGGCGCACTCCAGCGGCGAGGGATAAGCCCCCAG